TTATCGAATCGTTAAACCACCCTTTAGTGGGTTTAACGCTACTGCGTTTTGCAGGTAATCAGGCGCAAGGTGCGCATAGGCCATCGTCTGCTGAATGCTCGCATGCCCCAGAATCTGTTGCAGTGCAATTATGTTGCCCCCATTCATCATGAAATGACTTGCGAATGTATGTCGCAGGATATGGGTTGCCTGATTGGGTGGTATATCAGGTTTCACTCTGCGTAAAATCCCGCAAAACTTCTCATAATCAACTTTGAATAATTTGGCACTGGCCTCCTCTTTAACTTTTTTCTCCAGTTCCTTAGAAATCGGCACGGTTCGCTTTTTACCGTTTTTGGTTTTCAGGAAGGTAACCCTGCAATTTGTAATCTGTGCTGGTTTTAGCGTGGCAACTTCCGTCCATCTTCCTCCAGTGCTCAGACATAAAAGCGCGACAAGTAAGTCATCACCAGCCAAAACATTTAACAGTTTTTCGATTTCTGCTTTTTCCAGGAACGTCATTTCAGGGTTGGCCTCCGTCAGTGGCGGCAGTCCGTGAATTGGGTGTTGCCCGGAAAATTCATCCAGTTGAATTAATTTTGTGAACATGCCGGATAATCGGTATATGTCACGATTTATCGTTGCAGCACTGATGCCATCACGTAGTCGCATGGAGCGATAATCCATCAAAGCCCTTTTGTTCATCCGGCTCACAGGTATATCACCTATACCGCTGATGGTTTTGAGCAGATGATTAAACTCTTTTGTCCCATGCTCGTGGTTTTGCCCGTGATATTTCCACCAGATGTCGAGCAATTCTGTCAAAGTTCGGCGGTCTGCTCGCTGGCCTGCCCATTCTTTCTGACTGGCATTGGCGATTGTGTATCGCTCAAATGCTACAGCCTCAGCTTTTCTTTCAAACTTCCTGCGGATGCGTTTTCCGTCGCGACCGCGAGGTCTAATGTCCACTTCATAGCGTCCATCATCGAGCTTCTTAATTGACATAAGAAAGCCCTCTGACGCTGTATTCACCATCTTGGTAACAAATGGTGAAAATGTAATGTTTATAGAGTGTTAACCAGTCTGTTTCCCGGAGTGGTCTGATTCTGTTGGTTTTTGCCCAATGTGTGCGAGAGCCGGCGCGATCTGACCAGCTTGTGGTGACGTATCACCAGTCATTAACCAGAGCGTATATTTTTTAAATAAAGGTGTATTTGTGACTCGCATCACGATGCTGAGACCTGGGTCTTTATGCCCACTTTCGTAATTTTTGACTGTTCCTAGAGCTATCCCGCTAATTTCGCTGAATTTAGCCTGTGTTAAGCCTTCTGCTTTCCTAATCGCTTTCAGTTTTTCGAATGTCTGCATTTGACAGTAACCTATTGGTGACTTATATTCTCGTCAAAAGGTTGTGAATTGGTGACCTTTTGAGTGTGTTAGCCAGTCCCTAGAAAGGACAGGGGCGACCTAGAAGGGACTGGATCTAATAAGGGTAACACGAAAGCAAAAAGGGCTAATCAATGGAAGTCAATGACTATGTGATTCAGTACCCTATTGATGCGGTACATACGGTTAAGTTTGCAGAGTTACTTGGTAAGCCAGAAACGGCTGTAGTCAAGATGGTAAAAGAGAATAAATTGCCAGTTATTGAGCTTCGTGATCCAAGTAAGCCGAACGCTCGTGTCGGTGAGAAGTGGGTTTTCATTCCTGAGTTTAATCGCGCTGTACGTGAGGCGTTTTATAACCGACCGGTTGAACAGCGTGATGCATGGCTTTTGTGGATGGGGTTGTGATTATGAATGAGCCGCGTTGTATTGCTCAGTTACTGCGTAACGAAAGCCCCAGGGCGATTGACTTCACCATCACCCACGGGAAGGGTCGCAAGGGAATCATTATCCGCACCAAAAAACAGAGTCCGTTAAAAAAGGCTCTGACCTTTCTGAAAAGCCGGAGGGTCTGGAAATGACAGTGATGACGCTCAATCTCGTCGAAAAACAGCCAGCAACTATGCGCCGGATAATTGGTAAGCATCTGGCCGTCCCTCGCTGGCAGGATACATGTGATTATTATAATCAGATGATGGAGCGCGAACGGTTAACGGTTTGCTTTCATGCGCAGTTAAAACAGCGTCACGCAACGATGCGTTTTGAAGAAATGAACGACGTCGAACGTGAACGACTGGTATGTGCAATTGATGAATTGCGTGGTGCATTCTCAAAACGCCGTCAGGTTGGCGCAAGTGAGTATGCATATATTAGTTTTTTAACAGTCAGTCAGCGTCGTACTTTATTTATGCATGCCGGATTGACTGAAAAAGAATTCAACCAGCCATACTGGCGAATTAATGAAGAGTCATGTTACTGGCGTGATGCTTTATTCCGTGCATTACGTGAATTATTCAGCCTGTTTGAGTATGCACCGACAATTCTGACGTCGGTTAAACCAGAGCAATATCTGCATTAAATAATTAACCAGAGTTTTTAACGCACTTAATCGTGCGGGGCTTCTTTTTGCCTGGAGAAAGTCATGCATACAGTTTCTGAAAATCAGTGCGGTAAATACGCATTACTGCTGCAACAGGCCAGAACCGAAGCACAGGCCGACGCTGCGACGCGCTTTTCTTCTCATCTTGACGCCATGATTCGCCACATCACAAAGGCGGAGTTATCCCGCGTGGAGATAGTCGAGCTGCTCAGTCAGGAGTCGGAAAAATTTCACAATATCGGATTGTCTCGCGGGGAGGTGCTTTGATGTCCTGTTCTCGTTCAGTTGTATTACTGAATAACGCCTTAAAAATCACCGTTATGAAAAATGGCGATTTATCTCTTATTCAACTTGGTCTTGATAAAGAAAAACGCGAAATAACTGAGTCTGTTATCGCGATTTATCAGAACGAATTAAATCTCCTGTCTGATGTGGTCAATTTACTTGTTAAACGCGCTGTATTTCACAAGCAAATCTCCTCCGTGGATGAACTGACGAAATTAACGACAGAAATTGCCAGCTATTGCGCTGATGTATCCAGGAAACTTAACGATAAAAGGAGCTGGTAATGCCGGACAACGTAGATTTTATTCAGGAACAACAGGCTGAATTACTGGAGCGCCAGATTAACGCGGCAAGGGTAAAACATTGCGGTGTTTCTTCGCTGGTTTGCGAAGAATGTGATGCGCCAATACCTGCTGCCCGTCGTGCGGCTTATCCGTCAGCCACGCGTTGTGTTTCCTGTCAGTCAGTCTTTGAAGCAAAAAACAAACATTACCGGAGAACGGCATGAGTATTCGTATTGAAATTGGCGAACGTTATGTTGTTACCAGTGACAGCTTTCAGTTTATTCTCCACGAGAAAAAGAGAGCTGAAAGCGGTAAAAACGCCGGTCAGGAATGGCTGGCGGTGGTTGGTTATTACCCGAAATTAAGCCAGCTCGTTTCCGGTCTGGTGCATCACGATATCCTTACCGGAAGCGCAAAGTCTTTTGCTGATTTAAACGCGCAGGTTGAGCAACTCAGCAAGCGTTGTTCAGAGGCTTTTGGCTCACATGGCCGTTAAAGCCTCCGGGCGTTTTGTCCCTCCGTCAGCATTTGCCGCAGGCACCGGTAAGGCGTTTACCGGTGCTTATGCATGGAACGCGCCACGCGAGGCCGTCGGGCGCGAAAGACCCCTTACACGTGACGAGATGCGTCAGGTGCAAGGTGTTTTATCCACGATTAACCGTCTGCCTTACTTTTTGCGCTCGCTGTTTACTTCACGCTATGACTACATCCGGCGCAATAAAAGCCCGGTGCACGGGTTTTATTTCCTCACATCCACTTTTCAGCGTCGTTTATGGCCGCGCATTGAGCGCGTGAATCAGCGCCATGAAATGAACACCGACGCGTCGTTGCTGTTTCTGGCAGAACGTGACCATTATGCGCGTCTGCCGGGGATGAATGATAAGGAGCTGAAAAAGTTTGCCGCCCGTATCTCATCGCAGCTTTTCATGATGTATGAGGAACTCTGCGATGCCTGGGTGGATGCGCATGGCGAAAAAGAATCGCTGTTTACGGATGAGGCGCAGGCTCACCTCTATGGTCATGTTGCTGGTGCTGCACGTGCTTTCAATATTTCCCCTCTCTACTGGAAAAAATACCGTAAAGGGCAGATGACCACGAGGCAGGCATATTCTGCCATTGCCCGTCTGTTTAACGATGAGTGGTGGACCCATCAGCTTAAAGGCCAGCGTATGCGCTGGCATGAGGCGTTACTGATTGCTGTCGGGGAGGTCAATAAAGGCCGTTCTCCTTATGCCAGTAAACATGCCATTCGTGATGTGCGTGCACGCCGCCAGGCAAATCTGGAATTTCTTAAATCGTGTGACCTTGAAAACAGGGAAACCGGCGAACGCATCGACCTTATCAGTAAGGTGATGGGCAGTATTTCTAATCCTGAAATTCGCCGGATGGAGCTGATGAACACCATTGCCGGTATTGAGCGTTACGCCGCCGCAGAGGGTGATGTGGGGATGTTTATCACGCTTACCGCGCCGTCAAAGTATCACCCGACACGTCAGGTCGGAAAAGGCGAAAGTAAAACCGTCCAGCTAAATCACGGCTGGAACGATGAGGCATTTAATCCAAAGGATGCGCAGCGTTATCTCTGCCATATCTGGAGCCTGATGCGCACGGCATTCAAGGATAATGATTTACAGGTCTACGGTTTGCGTGTCGTCGAGCCACACCACGACGGAACGCCGCACTGGCATATGATGCTTTTTTGTAATCCACGCCAGCGTAACCAGATTATCGAAATCATGCGTCGCTATGCGCTCAAAGAGGATGGCGACGAAAGAGGAGCCGCGCGAAACCGTTTTCAGGCAAAACATCTTAACCGGGGCGGTGCTGCGGGGTATATCGCAAAATACATCTCAAAAAACATCGATGGCTACGCACTGGATGGTCAGCTCGATAATGATACCGGCAGGCCGCTGAAAGATACTGCTGCGGCTGTTACCGCATGGGCGTCAACGTGGCGAATTCCGCAATTTAAAACGGTTGGCCTGCCGACAATGGGGGCTTACCGTGAACTACGCAAATTGCCTCGCGGCGTCAGTATTGCTGATGAGTTTGACGAACGCGTCGAGGCTGCTCGCGCTGCCGCAGACAGTGGTGATTTTGCGTTGTATATCAGCGCGCAGGGTGGGGCAAATGTCCCGCGCGATTGTCAGACTGTCAGGGTTGCCCGTAGCCCGTCGGATGACGTTAACGAGTACGAGGAAGAAGTCGAGAGAGTGGTCGGCATTTACGCGCCGCATCTCGGCGCGCGTCATATTCATATCACCAGAACGACGGACTGGCGCATTGTGCCGAAAGTTCCGGTCGTTGAGCCTTTGACTTTAAAAAGCGGCATCGCCGCGCCTCGGAGTCCTGTCAATAACTGTGGAAAGCTCACCGGTGGTAATACTTCGTTACCGGCTCCCACGCCTTCTGAGCACGCCGCAGCAGTGCTTAATCTGGTTGATGACGGTGTTATCGAATGGAATGACCCGGAGGTCGTGAGGGCGCTCAGGGGCGCATTAAAATACGGGCTGAGAACACCAAATCGTCAGCAGAGAAACGGAAGCCCGTTAAAACCACATGAAATTGCACCATCGGCCAGACTGACCAGGTCTGAACGATTGCAAATCATCCCTATCCGCGTTGACCTTGCTCAGAACGGTATCAGACCGCAGCGATGGGAGCTTGAGGCGCTGACGCGAGGTGCAACGGTGATATATGGCGAGAAAAAATTCAGTTATGCGGTCGCTGATGAGTGGCCGGGGTATTCAACAGAAATGGAGTGGAGCTAATGACAACAAGTTAATTCATATAGGCAGTTATCTGGTTAGCACTGGCCCTCCTTATTCACCAAGAGATAAAGCTGGCGGTATTATTTTCTTTATTGATGAAAGTCAGGATAATAAGGGTGGTCGTAATTCTTAGTATATAGAGTCACTACTCTGTCATAAAAGTAGCGATGATTTCTGAACAAGTGATGGATAACACTGGTGTGAAATGTCTTGGTCCTGATGATATACACAACGGGATTGAGAAACAAGCTGTGTAGGAGTTAAAAAATATTCTGATGTTTTTTATTATTGAGCGTAAACATTATTGTGGGTTTGAATAAAAGGAAAATATCTTTTAGTATTATGGAGATGCGGGTAGTTGTTTTGAAAGGAACAGACAAAAACGGATGTTCTTGCCTGTTCGCATACTGATTAGATATGGGGTCTTGTTTTAATGTTCTATCTATTTCTGCTTATAGTCAGTAAGTTCTCAACTGACAGACTATTGTCTGAATGCTTAACAATATCTCCATAGTAAAACTCAGAAGCTTTAGTGCTATTTAATATCCAGTCAATAATTTTTTTTACTGATTCTTCTTTGGTTTTATGATCTTTCTTTAGAATTTCATATAATTCTTTGCCGGCATTTGTTAACTCCCATACCAGAATTTTAGGGTCGTCAGTTATTTTGCCTGCATCGATAAAGTAATACTTATCAGAACTGCTGATGTAGAATACTTTTGGTATGGTGGCTCCGCTGAGAACAAAACGTTGTGTATCCCATGTCCCGGAGCGATACATTCCAGGAGTAAAAGTAACTATTAATCCTGCATCTCTCAATTTATGACCTTTTTCTGGTGAGATGAATGGATTTTTGGTATCTCCATTATCAATCAAATAAGAATCGTAAAATATAAAGTCAAGTGCCTCTGAGAAATATTCAGCCTCTTCTTTTGATAGGTTTTTTATTACATCAAGGGTTCTTACGCTTACAGTTTGAGGTGTGTTTATTTCTTCCGCTAGAATTCGCCCCCAAACGTACTGGATAGACTGTTCACTGATTAGTTTCGCATCGCTTCGCCATCTGTTAATAAAGTCTTGGGATGGACCACCATCGTTATCAGTATCATCTTTAATGTATTCTGAGGCGCTTCTGATGCAGCCTATAAGATTTGTAATTTCCTCATCCTGCAATGCGCTAACAATTAATGACTTAATGTCTTGGTTAGAAGGTGTTATTTGGTTCTTCTCATTATCATATGTTGCTTCTCCAGATATGATTTTTTTCATATCTGCATAATCTTGAGCGTTCGATAGCCTAATCCTTCTCTCGGCCTCTGCGTGTTTTTTTCCGAAGAGAATATTGAATATATACTTAACGCCCTTTGGCGATGAATTTAATATCTCAGTGAAGTCTGCCTTTATATTTATGCTTGGTTCCATTGGTGTGTTTTCTTTTGACATTATTCTATTCGCTCCAAGTCGATAAATTGTTTAATTATGAACTATGTATCTGCGTGAAGTTATGTGTGGAGTTGGCATTTCTGGCCAAATCTAACAGTTTTTGATTTATTGTTGTAGTGATGTTATCTCCTGATATTTGCTGCAATTAAGCTGGTAGTGTTGATATTTGTTAATTTGTAATTGATAGATGTTTGTAATTTTTTTGTATTACGTTGAAAAGATTTTTGGAAGTCGGTTGTCTAAAAAATGCATTCGCATATTTTTCTCCTTTGTGTGCCTTTAACCATACTACGTAATTGATTAAATGCTTATCACGAAAATTGGTAAGATAGAACTCAGCCAAGTTGTTAAAGACCGATAATATCGCATTATAATGTACCAATAAAAGGATCAATATCAATATGTTATCTCTCGTTTATGAGAATCCGTGGACAACGGTTTTTTTGCTGATTGTTGCCACTTGTTGCCTTACTAGTATTATTGGCGCATTGCGCGACAAGTAACCACAATGAAGCTGACTCAAACCGGTAACCTGAATGCCGGTTTTTTATGCGTTTTTTCAGTATTTTCTGCCTTTTTCAGCTCTGCATGCAGTACTGCATCGAATCGCATGCGTTTTCCTTCCCCGTTACGTGTGAGCGCCGCCAGTGCTGGCGTGCTCTTGGAGTGTTCATGCAACTGCATTAAAACAGCCCCACGAAGCGGGCGGGCGAGGCGGGGAAAGCACTGCGCGCTGGCGGTGGTGCTGATTTTATTTTTTCAGCGTCTCAGCGCGTCGTGAAGGCGTTTACTTGGCCTGCTGGGGCGTTGGTGTGTCTGCGGGATTTTTTGTGCGGTGATGAGCGTGTGAGGGCGTGATGACGGGGTGTAAAAAAGCCGCCCGCAGGCGGCGATGTTCAGTCGTTGTCAGTGTCCAGAGAGTAGTTTTTAAAGCGGATGACTTCCTGACCGAGCCAGCCGTTTATTTCCCGAATCCTGTCCTGTAGCGGGATAAGCTCATTGCGGACAAAGACCTTTGCCACTTTCTCAATATCACCCAGCGACCCGACGTTCTCCGGCTTGCCGCCCATCAACTGAAAGGGGATGCGGTGCGCGTCCAGCAGGTCAGCGGCGCTGGCTTTTTTGATATTAAAAAAATCGTCCTTCGTCGCCACTTCACTGAGCGGGATAATTTTAATGCCGTCGGCTTTCCCCTGTGGGGCATAGAGAAACAGGTTTTTAAAGTTATTGCGGCCTTTCGACTTCACCATGTTTTCGCGAAGCATTTCGATATCGTTGCGGTCCTGCACGGCATCGGTGACGTACATGATGTATCCGGCATGCGCGCCGTTTTCGTAATACTTGCGGCGAAACAGCGTGGCCGACTCATTCAGCCAGGCAGAGTTAAGGGCGCTGAGATATTCCGGCAGACCGTACAGCTCCTGATTAATATCCGGCTCCAGCAGGTGAAACACGGAGCCGGGCGCGAAAGGTGTCGGCTCGTTGAAGGACGGCACCCACCAGTAAACATCCTCTTCCACGCCACGGCGGGTATATTTTGCCGGTGAGGTTTCCAGTCTGATGACCTTACCAGTGGTGCTGTAACGCTTTTCCAGAAACGCATTACCGAACACCAGAAAATCCAGCACAAAGCGGCTGAAATCCTGCTGGGAAAGCCACGGGTGCGGAATAAACGTTGAAGCCAGAATATTACGTTTGACGTAAATCGGTGAGCTGTGATGTACGGCAGCACGCAGGCTTTTTGCCAGACCGGTAAAGCTGACCGGCGGCTCATACCATCTGCCGTTACTGATGCACTCGACGTAATCCAGAATGTCACGGCGGTCGAGTACCGGCACCGGTTCACCAAAGGTGAATGCCTCCATTTTCGGGGCGCTGGCGGTCATTTTTTTTGCCGCTGGTCGCGGTGTTTTCCCTTTTTTCTTGCTCATCAGTAAAACTCCAGAATGGTGGATGTCAGCGGAGTGCTGATACCCGCGGTGAGTGGCTCATTTAACAGGGCGTGCATGGTCGCCCAGGCGAGGTCGGCGTGGCTGGCTTCCTCGCTGCGGCTGGCCTCATAGGTGGCGCTGCGTCCGCTGCTGGTCATGGTCTTGCGGATAGCCATAAACGAGCTGGTGATGTCGGTGGCGCTGACGTCATATTCCAGACAGCCACGGCGGATGACGTCTTTTGCCTTGAGCACCATTGCGGTTTTCATTTCCGGCGTGTAGCGGATGTCGCGCGCGGCGGGATAGAACGAGCGCACGAGCTGGAACACGCCGACACCGAGGCCGGTGGCATCAATTCCGATGTATTCGACGTTGTATTTTTCGGTGAGTTTGCGGATGGATTCAGCCTGGGTGGCAAAGTCCATGCCTTTCCACTGGTGACGCTCAAGTATTCTGAATTTACCTCCGGCCACCACCGGCGGTGCCAGCACCACGCATCCGGCACTGTCGCCACGGTGTGACGGGTCGTAACCAATCCATACCGGGCGGGAGCCGAACGGATTCGCGGCAAACGGCGCATAGTCTTCCCATTCTTCCAGCGTGTCGACCATGCAGCGTTGCAGCTCCTCGAACGGGAACACCGACGCCTTGTCGTCAACAAATTCACACATGAACAGGTTTTTAAAATCGTCGGCGCTGTTTTCACGTTTGAGCTGCTCAATGTCGAACAGCGTGCAGCCGCCTTTCAGCGCGTCCTCAATGGTGACAATCTGCCGCCACTGGCCGTCCGCACAGAGAAGCCCACCGGCAAGGGCGTTATGACTGACGTCGATTTCCACGCGTTCGACGGCGCTGGCGCGTCCCCGGTTGAACAGTTCACCCGACCAGAACGGGTAGGCGTCGTGCGCCAGCGTGGACGGGGTGGAGAAATAGGTCGAGCGCAGGTGACTCTGTGAGGCCATACCTGATGCCACCTTACGCAGTACCTGAAAATTCGGGATCCAGAAAATCTCGTCGACGTACAGGTCGCCGTTATGGCTCTGTGCGGTGTTGGAGTTGGTGCCGAGAAAAATTAGTTTTGCGCCGTTATTGCCCAGGACAATCGGGTCACCGGTCAGGTCAACGTCAACCAGACGGGCAAAGGCGATGATGTATTCGCGGAACACATACGCCTGCGTTTTACTGGCCGACAGAAAAATCTGGTTATGGCCGGTTTTCAGGGCGCGCAGCAGCGCCTCGCGGGAAAAATAAAACGTCGCGCCAATCTGGCGGGATTTCAGGATATCGCGGATGCGGTGCTCAAGCCCGGCGCGATACCAGTGCAACTGATAGTCGAAAGACTGCTCAAAGAAAATCTGCTCCAGCTTTTCGATGGCTTCGTCACTGAAAAAATTCTTTTTCGGTTTGCGACGCCCGCCTTTGTTGCGGTTAGCGACGTTCGGATTAAGGTCTGCCTCGTTGCCGGTCTGACTGTAGCGGTTGACCCGCGCCAGTCGTTCAATCTGGCGTCCGAGCAGGTCAATTTCCTTGAAGTCACCGCCGGTTTTCTGCGGTTTGATGATGAGCTGGGTCAGTCGCGCTTCCAGACTCATTTCGACACGGCTGATGGGGGCAACGCTGTCCCAGCCGTCGCGCTGTTTCCAGCTCTGCACCGTCGGGCGTTTCATCTGCAACATGGCGGCAATCTGCGGCACGGAAAATCCCTGCCAGTACAGCAGCGCCGCCTGACGACGCGGGTCGTGTAAAAGAGTGGTGTCTGTGGTGATGGTCATGAATACCTCGCCGTGATGAATACACGGCAAGGCTACTGAGTCGCGCCCCGCGATTCGCTAAGGTGCTGTTGTGTCAGTGATAAGCCATCCGGGACTGATGGCGGAGGATGCGCATCGTCGGGAAACTGATGCCGACATGTGACTCCTCTAATCACTATTCAGGACTCCTGACAATGGCAAAAAAAGTCTCAAAATTCTTTCGTATCGGCGTTGAGGGTGACACCTGTGACGGGCGTGTCATCAGTGCGCAGGATATTCAGGAAATGGCCGAAACCTTTGACCCGCGTGTCTATGGTTGCCGCATTAACCTGGAACATCTGCGCGGCATCCTGCCTGACGGCATTTTTAAACGTTATGGCGATGTGGCCGAACTGAAGGCCGAAAAAATTGACGATGATTCGGCGCTGAAAGGCAAATGGGCGCTGTTTGCGAAAATCACCCCGACCGATGACCTTATCGCGATGAACAAGGCCGCGCAGAAGGTCTATACCTCAATGGAAATTCAGCCGAACTTTGCCAATACAGGCAAATGTTATCTGGTGGGTCTGGCCGTCACCGATGACCCGGCAAGCCTCGGCACGGAATACCTGGAATTCTGCCGCACGGCAAAACACAACCCCCTGAACCGCTTCAAATTAAGCCCTGAAAACCTGATTTCAGTGGCAACGCCCGTTGAGCTGGAATTTGAAGACCTGCCTGAAACCGTGTTCACCGCCCTGACCGAAAAGGTGAAATCCATTTTTGGCCGCAAACAGGCCAGCGATGACGCCCGTCTGAATGACGTGCATGAAGCGGTGACCGCTGTTGCTGAACATGTGCAGGAAAAACTGAGCGCCACTGAGCAGCGCCTCGCTGAGATGGAAACCGCCTTTTCCGCACTTAAGCAGGAGGTGACTGACAGGGCGGATGAAACCAGCCAGGCATTCACCCGCCTGAAAAACAGCCTCGACCACACCGAAAGTCTGACCCAGCAGCGCCGCAGCAAGGCCACCGGCGGTGGCGGTGACGCCCTGATGACGAACTGCTGACCGGCGTCAGTCAGTCCGGAAAAACCTTCACGATTAACCCTTAATTTCAGGAAAAACTATGCGCCAGGAAACCCGCTTTAAATTTAATGCCTACCTGTCCCGTGTTGCCGAACTGAACGGCATCGACGCCGGTGATGTGTCGAAAAAATTCACCGTTGAACCGTCGGTCACCCAGACCCTGATGAACACCATGCAGGAGTCCTCTGATTTCCTGACCCGCATCAACATTGTGCCGGTCAGCGAAATGAAAGGGGAAAAAATTGGCATCGGTGTCACCGGCTCCATCGCCAGCACCACCGACACCGCCGGTGGCACCGAGCGTCAGCCGAAGGACTTCTCGAAGCTGGCGTCAAACAAGTACGAATGCGACCAGATTAACTTCGATTTTTATATCCGCTACAAAACGCTGGACCTGTGGGCGCGTTATCAGGATTTCCAGCTCCGTATCCGTAACGCCATTATCAAACGCCAGTCCCTTGATTTCATCATGGCCGGTTTTAACGGCGTGAAGCGTGCCGAAACCTCTGACCGCAGCAGCAATCCGATGCTGCAGGATGTGGCGGTCGGCTGGCTGCAGAAATACCGCAATGAAGCCCCGGCGCGCGTGATGAGCAAGGTCACTGACGAGGAAGGGCACACCACCTCTGAGGTCATCCGCGTGGGTAAGGGCGGTGATTATGCCAGCCTTGATGCACTGGTGATGGATGCGACCAACAACCTGATTGAGCCGTGGTATCAGGAAGACCCTGACCTTGTGGTGATTGTGGGACGTCAGCTACTGGCGGACAAGTATTTTCCCATCGTCAACAAGGAGCAGGACAACAGCGAAATGCTGGCCGCTGACGTCATCATCAGCCAGAAACGCATCGGCAACCTGCCAGCGGTACGCGTCCCGTACTTCCCGGCGGATGCGATGCTCATCACGAAGCTGGAAAACCTGTCCATCTACTACATGGATGACAGCCATCGCCGCGTGATTGAGGAAAACCCGAAACTCGACCGCGTGGAGAACTACGAGTCAATGAACATTGATTACGTGGTGGAGGACTACGCCGCCGGTTGTCTGGTGGAAAAAATTAAGGTCGGTGATTTCTCCACACCGGCTAAAGCGACCGCAGAGCCGGGAGCGTAACCGATGACGAGTCCCGCACAGCGCCACATGATGCGGGTCTCGGCAGCGATGACCGCGCAGCGGGAAGCCGCCCCGCTGCGACATGCAACTGTCTATGAGCAGATGCTGGTCAAGCTGGCCGCAGACCAGCGCACACTGAAAGCGATTTATTCAAAAGAGCTGAAGGCCGCGAAAAAACGCGAACTGCTGCCGTTCTGGTTGCCGTGGGTGAACGGCGTGCTGGAGCAGGGCAAAGGTGCACAGGATGACATTCTGATGACGGTCATGCTGTGGCGTCTGGATACCGGCGATATTGCCGGTGCGCTGGAGATTGCCCGTTATGCCCTGAAGTACGGTCTGACCATGCCGGGTAAACACCGCCGCACCCCGCCGTACATGTTCACCGAGGAGGTGGCGCTCGCGGCCATGCGTGCTCACGCTGCCGGTGAGTCTGTGGATACCCGCCTGCTGACGGAGACCCTTGAACTGACCGCCACGGCTGACATGCCTGATGAAGTGCGCGCAAAGCTGCACAAAATCACAGGTCTGTTTCTGCGTGATGGTGGTGATGCCGCCGGTGCGCTGGCTCACCTGCAACGTGCGACACAGCTCGACTGTCAGGCAGGCGTCAAAAAAGAGATTGAACGACTGGAGCGGGAGCTGAAACCGAAGCCGGAGCCGCAGCCCAAAGCGGCCACCCGCACTCCGCGTAAGACCCGGAGCGTGACACCGGCAAAACGTGGACGCCCGAAAAAGAAAGCCAGTTAACAACCGAATGCGCCCCGCGCCAGGGCGGCACGCCGGTCAGTGAGGGTGAATCACCTGACACTGCACCGGCGTCCACCGCCCGACTTTTCAGAGGTAGTCATGATGACGCTGATTATTCCGCGAAAGGAGGCTCCCGTGTCCGGTGAGGGTACGGTGGTCATCCCGCAACCGGCAGGCGACGAGCCGGTGATTAAAAACACGTTCTTTTTTCCCGATATCGACCCGAAGCGCGTCCGGGAACGTATGCGCCTTGAGCAGACCGTCGCCCCCGCCCGTCTGCGTGAGGCTATCAAGTCAGGCATGGCGGAGACAAATGCGGAGCTGTACGAGTATCGCGAACAGAAAATTGCCGCCGGTTTTACGCGTCTGGCGGACGTCCCGGCGGACGACATCGACGGTGAAAGCATCAAAGTTTTTTACTACGAGCGCGCCGTGTGTGCGATGGCGACCGCGTCGCTTTATGAGCGTTATCGCGGCGTGGATGCCAGTGCGAAAGGCGACAAGAAGGCTGACAGCATTGACAGCACCATTGATGAGCTGTGGCGGGATATGCGCTGGGCGGTGGCGCGCATCCAGGACAAGCCGCGCTGCATCGTGAGTCAAATCTGATGAAGACCTTTGCGCTACAGGGCGACACGCTCGACGCCATTTGTGTCCGGTATTACGGGCGCACTGAGGGCGTGGTTGAAACCGTGCTCGCCGCAAATCCGGGACTGGCTGAACTGGGCGCGGTGCTGCCGCACGGCACCGCCGTCGAACTGCCCGACGTTCAGACCGCGCCCGTGGCTGAAACTGTCAATCTGTGGGAGTAACGCATGACAGCAGAAGAAAAAAGCGTCCTGTCGCTTTTCATGATTGGGGTGCTGATTGTTGTCGGCAAGGTGCTTGCCGGTGGTGAACCCATCACCCCGCGTCTGTTTATCGGGCGCATGTTGCTCGGTGGTTTTGTCTCGATGGTTGCCGGTGTTGTTCTGGTGCAGTTTCCTGACCTGTCACTGCCTGCGGTGTGCGGCATCGGCTCCATGCTGGGTATCGCCGGTTATCAGGTGATTGAGATTGCCATTCAGCGCCGCTTTAAGGGCAGGGGGAAACAGTAATGCCGGTTATTAACACGCATCAGAATATCGCCGCCTTTCTCGACATGCTGGCCGTGTCCGAAGGGACGGCGAACCATCCGCTGACGAAAAACCGGGGCTATGACGTGATAGTCACCGGACTGGACGGAAAGCCGGAAATCTTCACCGACTACAGTGACCACCCGTTCGCGCATGGCCGACCGGCGAAGGTGTTTAACCGTCGCGGTGAAAAATCCACGGCCTCCGGTCGCTATCAGCAGCTTTACCTGTTCTGGCCGCATTACCGCAAACAGCTTGCCCTGCCGGATTTCAGTCCGTTGTCACAGGACAGACTTGCCATTCAGTTGATCCGCGAACGCGGTGCACTGGATGACATCCGGGCGGGACGCATTGAGCGCGCCATTTCACGCTGTCGCAATATCTGGGCGTCCCTGCCGGGTGCCGGTTACGGTCAGCGTGAGCATTCACTGGAAAAACTGGTCACCGTCTGGCGTACCGCTGGCGGCGTACCGGCTTAAACGGAGTAAACACCATGAAGAAATTATCCCTTTCACTGATGCTGAATGTGTCGCTGGCGCTGATGCTGGCACTGTCCCTGATTTACCCGCAGAGCGTGGCCGTCAGTTTTGTCGCCGCCTGGGCGATTCTGGCGACGGTTATCTGTGTGGTTGCCGGTGGTATCGGCGTGTATGCCACTGAGTATGTACTGGAACGCTACGGACGGGAGCTGCCGCCGGAATCGCTGGCCGTGAAGATTGTCACGTCGCTGTTTTTGCAGCCGGTGCCGTGGCGTAGACGGGCGGCGGCTCTGGTGGTGATGGTGGCGACGTTTATCGCGCTGGTCGCTGCCGGGTGGATTTTTACCGCGCTGATTTATCTTGTGGCGTCGGTGTTTTTCCGGCTGATACGTACGGCCTGCCGTCAGCGTTTTGAGGGGCGGGAACCATGTCAAGGCTGATGATTGTGCTGGTCGTGTTGTTATCGCTGGCGGTGGCGGGGCTGTTTCTGGCGAAGCATGAAAACGCCAGCCTCCGCGCCTCGCTGGACAGGGCGAAGAGCGTCGCCAGCGGACAGCAGACGACCATCACCATGCTGAAAAATCAGCTTCATGTTGCCCTTACCAGGGCAGACAAAAACGAGCTGGCGCAGGTGGCACTGCGTCAGGAGCTGGAGAACGCCGCGAAGCGTGAAGCACAGCGCGAGAAAACCATCACGAGGTTACTTAATGAAAACGAAGATTTTCGCCGCTGGTACGGCGCTGACCTGCCTGATGCTGTGCGCCGGTTGCACCAGCGCCCCGCCTGCGCAGACGCCAGTGATTGTCGCCAACGCCTGCCCGAAAGTGAGCCTTTGCCCGATGCCGGGCAGTGACCCGCAGACGAACGGCGATTTAAGTGCTGATATCCGGCAGCTTGAGAACGCGCTGGCACGCTGTGCCAGCCAGGTAAAAATGATTAAACACTGTCAGGACGAAAACGATGCTCAAACCCGAAAGCCTGCGCAGGGCGCTGACTGATGCCGTCACGGTGCTGAAAACTAACCCCGATATGCTGCGGATATTCGTGGATAACGGGAGTATTGCCTCCACACTGGCGGCGTCGTTGTCATTCGAAAAGCGTTACACGCTCAATGTCATTGTGACCGACTTTACCGGTGATTTTGACCTGCTCATCGTGCCGGTGCTGGCATGGCTGCGGGAAAATCAGCCCGACATCATGACCACCGACGCAGGCCAGAAAAAGGGCTTCACGTTTTATGCAGATATCAACAATGACAGCAGCTTTGATATCAGCATCAGCCTGATGCTGACCGAGCGCGCGCTGGTCAGTGAGGTGGACGGCGCACTGCATGTGAAGAATATCCCGGAACCCCCGCCGCCGGAGCCGGTCACCCGCCCGATGGAGCTGTATATCAATGGCGAACTGGTGAGCAAGTGGGATGAATGAGTTTAAGCGTTTTGAAGACCGGCTGACCGGACTGATTGAATCGCTGTCACCGTCAGGGCGTCGGCGACTGAGTGCCGAACTGGCGAAGCGTCTGCGACAGAGTCAGCAGCGTCGGGTGATGGCACAGAAAGCCCCGGACGGCACACCCTACGCGCCACGTCAGCAGCAGAGCGCCAGAAAAAAGACCGGTCGCGTTAAGCGAAAAATGTTTGCGAAACTTATCACCAGTCGTTTTTTGCATATCCACGCCAGCCCTGAACAGGCCTCAATGGAGTTTTACGGCGGAAAGTCACCGAAAATCGCCAGTGTGCATCAGTTCGGTCTGTCGGAAGAAAACCGAAAAGACGGTAAGAAAATTGATTATCCGGCGCGTCCTCTGCTCGGCTTTACCGGTGAGGATGTGCAGATGATTGAAGAGATTATCCTGGCTCACCTTGAGCGTTAGTTTTATCCAGGCAGAGGCTGATGCGCAATTAAACATTGAGCGGCCGTGCTGGTCGCTCAATGTTTAGAGGTTTATGAGTGGTTTTTATTTGATGCTTTGTATTCTAAAACCTTCTTATTGGCGTAAAGGAATTTTGTATATGACAGGAATATAAGCAGACCTGAAATGAAATAGGTTAGGGATATTATTAATAATGTTTTTCTGTGGCTGTTATTATCTTTAATCTCCTGACTTAACCATTCGGAGTCCTCCTCGTTTAGCTGTAAGAGCTTATTGCAGGCGATTTCAGGGAGTGTGTCTTTTATAAATACGTTTTGCAGGGTCTTGCAATCGGCAAGGCTATAAGTTTTATTAAATTCAACTGTTTTATTTTTGAAGGATAAAAGAACTTTGTCACTATAAACATAGTACATCATATTTTTATATGGTATACCTATGGCATCCCTTACTATAGCGGATTGTTCATTGTGTATGTAGCATGCGAAGAGAATATAAATAATACTGGCCGGAATTACGATTATTGTTTTAATTATGTGTGGTGTTTTTGTTATGTCACCCCAGATGCGAGTAAGGAAAAAATACGATGTTTTTAGTTTTCCATCAATCAGCCCCTGCTGTATCATTCTCACATCTTCGATGCCTGATACATTGATTCCGTTAAGTATTTTAAATAGTTGAATGTCGCGCCACTCGCGGTCCAGTCTTTTTAATTTTTTGTCTGAATATCCAAAATTGAAATAATGTGCAATAAGCCTCATAAGGTTACTTTTACCAAAGCTAAAAAATGCTAATACTGCAAAGCTACAAAGGAAAAAAACGATTAGCCCCCACACATTAGTCACATTATAGCTGACCATTACGCTCTCCTTGAATGTTGTCTGGTAGTTCTACAAATGAATCCAGATAGCATAACTTTTATATATTGTGCAATCTCACATGCATGAACACTCTCGCAAATATTCAGGAACTCGCGCGCGCACTGCGCAACATGATTCGCACCGGCATTATCGTCGAAACCGACCTTAACGCCGGTCGCTGCCGCGTGCAGACCGGCGGCATGTGCACCGACTGGCTTCAGTGGCTGACCCATCGCGCAGGACGTTCGCGCACATGGTGGGCACCTTCCGTGGGGGAACAGGTGCTGATTCTGTCTGTGGGCGGTGAACTCGACACGGCGTTCGTTCTGCCGGGGATTTATTCCGGCGATAACCCCGCGCCGTCTGCGTCGGCGGATGCCCTGCATATCCGTTTCCCTGACGGGGCGGTGATTGAGTATGAACCCGAAACCAGTGCACTCACGGTAAGCGGAATTAAAACGGCCAGCGTGACGGCTTCTGATTCTGTTACCGCCACGGTGCCGGTGGTCATGGTGAAAGCGTCAGCCCGCGTCACCCTGGACACACCGGAGGTGGTCTGCACCAACAAGCTGACTACCGGCACGCTGGAAGTGCAGAAGGGCGGGAAGATGCACGGCAACATCGAGCATACCGACGGGAAATTCACTTCTAACGGCGTTCAGGTGGATGACCACGGTCACGGTGGTGTTAAGTCAGGAGACAACTGGACACAGGGGACAAAATGACAGCGCGTTATCTCGGAATGAATCGCAGTGATGGCCTGACGGTCACTGACCTTGAGCATATCAGCCAGAGTATCGGCGATATCCTGCGCACACCGGTCGGCTCACGGGTGATGCGTCGTGATTACGGCTCGTTGCTGGCGTCAATGATTGACCAGCCGCAGACCCCGGCGCTTGAGTTGCAGATTAAGGTCGCCTGTTACATGGCGGTGCTGAAATGGGAACCCCGCGTCACCCTGTCATCCGTCACCACTGAGCGCAGTTTTGACGGGCGAATGACGGTCACGTTAACCGGCCGGCACAACGATACCGGCCAGCCACTTTCGTTAACCATCCCTGTGAGTTGAAACCATGCCGATTATCGACCTGAACCAGCTACCCGCACCGGATGTGGTCGAGGAGCTGGACTTTGAAACCATTCTCGCCGAACGCAAGGCGACACTGGTTTCCCTTTACCCGGAAGACCAGCAGGAGGCGGTCGCCCGTACCCTGACGCTGGAATCCGAGCCTCTCGTCAAACTGCTGGAGGAAAATGCTTATCGTGAGCTTATCTGGCGTCAGCGTGTGAATGAGGCTGCACGGGCGGTAATGCTGGCCTGTGCAGCCGGTAATGACCTTGATGTGATTGGTGCCAATTACAACACCACGCGCCTGACTATCACCCCGGCAGATGATTCGACTATCCCGCCGACACCGGCAGTGATGGAGTCTGACACCGATTATCGTCTGCGTATTCAGCAGGCGTTTGAGGGCTTAAGCGTCGCCGGGTCGGTGGGAGCCTATCAGTATCATGGTCGCAGTGCTGACGGGCGTGTCGCGGATATTTCTGTCACCAGTCCGTCTCCGGCCTGCGTCACCATCTCTGTGCTGTCACGTGAAAATAACGGTGTTGCATCCGAAGACCTGCTGGCCGTGGTGCGTAATGCCCTTAATGGCGAGGACGTCAGGCCGGTAGCCGACCGCGTGACCGTGCAGTCTGCCGCCATTGTTGAATACCAGATAAACGCCACGCTTTACCTTTACCCTGGTCCCGAAAGCGAACCCATTCGCGCTGCCGCCGTGAAAAAACTGGAAGCGTATATCACGGCACAGCACCGGCTGGGGCGTGACATCCGTCTGTCTGCCATTTATGCCGCTTTGCATGTGGAAGGCGTGCAGCGTGTCGAACTGGCTGCACCACTGGCCGACATCGTGCTCAACAATACGCAGGCGTCTTTCTGTACCGAATACAGCGTTGTGACCGGAGGCTCGGATGAGTGATTCGCGACTGCTGCCGACCGGCTCATCACCGCTTGAAGTTGCCGCCGCAAAAGCCTGTGCGGAAATTGAAAAAACGCCGGTCAGTATTCGTGAGCTGTGGAACCCGGACACCTGCCCGGCAAATCTGCTGCCGTGGCTGGCGTGGTCATTTTCGGTTGACCGCTGGGATGATAATTGGCCGGAAGCGACAAAACGCGCTGTTATCCGCGATGCGTATTTCATCCACTGTCATAAGGGCACTATTGGTGCGATTCGCCGTGTGGTGGAGCCGCTCGGCTATCTGATTGAGGTAAGGGAGTGGTGGCAGCTCAACGAGGAGCCGGGGACGTTCCGTATCGTTGTCGGCGTGCTTGAGCAGGGTATTACCGAGGAAATGTATCAGGAGCTGGAGCGCCTCGTTGCTGATGCAAAACCGGCAAGCCGCCATCTGACGGGACTGGCTATCAGTTTAAGTACAACCGGCAACATTTTTGCCGGTGCGGGATGCTATCACGGTGACTCCCTGACGGTTTATCCCTACACCCCGGAGGCCATTATTGTCGGAGGGGATTATTTCCCGGCCTCGGCCATTCATTTAATTGATAACCTGAGAGTAAACGCATGACAGTGAAATACTACGCCATTCTGACTAATCAGGGCGCAGCACGGCTGGCTAACGCGACGATGCTCGGCAGTAAGCTGAATCTGACGCAAATGGCCGTTGGTGATGCGAATGGTGTCTTGCCGACACCAGACCCGGCACAGACAAAACTGATTAACCAGAAACGCATCGCGCCGCTGAATCTTCTGAGTGTTGACCCGAACAACCAGAGCCAGATTATTGCGGAGCAAATCATCCCTGAGAACGAGGGCGGATTCTGGATCCGTGAGATTGGGCTTTATGATGATGAAGGCGTACTCATTGCGGTGGCGAACTGCCCGGAAACTTACAAACCGCAGTTGCAGGAAGGCAGTGGTCGTACCCAGACTATCCGCATGATTCTGGTTGTCACGAATACCGAAGCTATTACGCTGAAAATCGACCCGTCGGTGGTACTGGCGACCCGTAAATACGTGGATGATGAAGTCCTGGAATTAAAGCTGTATGTGGATGAACAGATGAGAAACCACATTGCCGCACAGGATCCTCATACCCAGTATGCGCAGAAACATAATCCGACATTTACCGGAGAACCAAAAGCGCCGACACCTCCCGCAGGAAATAACACCACGCGGATTGCGACTACTGCGTTTGTTCAGGCCGCTATTACCGCTCTGATTAACGGCGCGCCAGCCACGCTGGATACACTGAAAGAAATTGCCGCGGCCATTAACAATGACCCGAAATTCAGCACCACCATTAACAATGCGCTGTCAGGTAAGCAGCCACTGGATGAGACGCTGACTCATTTGAGTGGAAAGGATGTTGCCGGTCTTCTCGCATACCTTGGTTTGGGAGAAGGTGCTCCAGCTATTGGCGTTCCGTTCTTCTGGCCGTCCGCTGCAATGCCAAATACCGTAATCGACAGCTGGTCCAGTATGGTGTTTTTGAAGTTCAACGGGGTGAAATTTTCTGCCTCTGATTACCCTGTGCTGGCAAAAGTGTTTCCTTCGCTGGTATTACCTGAAGCCCGCGGTGATTTCATTCGTATCTGGGATGATGGGCGAGGGGCGGACAGTGGGCGAGCATTATTAAGCTGGCAGGCAGCAACATCTTTATCGCAATTTGGCGGTAATTATCCAGAAGGGTCCGGCCATGCGATTGCTGATTACGATGGAATATCAGCACACCAGCCAGGTTTCTCTCGATTTCAGTACACCAGTAACTCAGTAGGAGATGGTGTTAATTTTATTGCCGTCAGACCACGTAACATTGCATTTAACTTTCTGGTGAGGGCTAAATAATGAAACCTGTTTTTGATGAAAATGGACTGGCTACAGTGCCGGGTGATATGCGTTGTTTTTATTATGATGCAGTAACGTATGAATATACGGGCTGGTCTGATGAATATATTAATACTGGTGTAAGTATGCCCGCCTGTTCCACTGGTATTGACCCGGGCGAAAACATTCCGGGAAAAGTGGCAGTATTTACAGGTAAGGGATGGAGCCATGAAGAAGACCATCGCAATGAGACTGTTTACTCAATCGAAAATGGTGCTGCTGTTACAGTGGATTATATCGGTGCCATCAAAAACGGTTATGTCACGCTTTCACCGTTAACGCCATATGATAAATGGGATGGTGAGAAATGGGTGACAGATACTGAGGCACAACACGGTGCCGCAGTAGAAGCGGCAGAAGCACAGCGCCAGTCACTGATTGATGCAGCAATGGCTTCCATTAGTCCGATTCAGCTGAAATTACAGGCCGGGCGGAAACTGACGCAGGCAGAAACAACCCGGCTTAACGCTGTGCTGGATTACATTGACGCGGTGACGGCAACAGATACCAGCACCGCGCCGGATGTCATCTGG